AGCGGTGGCCGCATTAGCTTCGCTTCCAATTCATCAATGCGCGCGTTTAGTTTTTCTTGGATTTCCTTCTGCTCTGCCTCTGTACGGTCCTTTTCTTCCAATTTCACTCGTAATTCCTTAACTAATCGATTTAATTCTTCAATTTCATTCATAATAAATCTTTCCTCCTTTTCTAAATTTTGTTTATTAACTCTTTGAGTTCAGCTGCAATTGCCTGTAGCGCTTTTTCCTGCGGCTCCTGTTCAGGTTCTGGAGTGCCGGTATCTAGCGGCTCCACCTGCTCCAGAAGTGCCTGAAGCGCAGCAATTGCCCGTCTAATCAATTGTTCATTTTGCTGGCTTAACACGCGGCCAGCTTTTCCTTCTGATGCCTGATTCCACGGTGCTACACGATCCAATCTGCTGTAATACTGCTCAAGATGGCGCTTTATAGCTGGTATATCCGCATCTGGTATATCTACACCTCCGCGCGCACCTTGAATAGCTGCGGCTGCTGCATATATTGCCCTTGGAACTGCGCGAAGCTCCCCTGCTATCACATCCGCAATCGGAAGCTTATATGATGTGATATTTTCTGGCGCGCTTTCATCATACCAAAGAAATGCTTTTCTGAATTTGTTCCAATCTACTTTTTCTTTGTCTGGCCCTCCAGCCCAACGCAACACGTTTTGCACAGCTGCTTGACCATCCCAAGGCTGCAGCGGATCAGCCAACGGCAGTGCTTGGTAGGGAACCACGCTTTTTACAGCTACAACTTGTGCAAGCTGGTTTGCTGGGAATGTTACTAGGCTATACTCCCACAATCTAATTTCCTTTAAATGCCGCACGCCGTTAATCCATGTTTCTTTTATTGTATCATAACCGATGCTCAAACCCTTGATGGCGCCTTGCTTAAGTAGTTCATATGCTTCTCTCCCCCTTGTAGTTGCAAGGTTAAGTTGCCCTTTTACATACAATCCATGTTGATCCTGTGTAATCTCTGTTGTGATTCCTATTGGTTCATCTGTTTTGTGCTGCCACAATATAGGAATATTGCGGTTTTCTTGCAGTGTTTTTGTAAATGCCCCAGGTTCTATCACATCACCAACTATATCCTCATTATTGAACACGGCCGCATAACCTTCAAATTCACCAGTTTCGCCTATTTGTTTAATTTTTAATTTAAAATCCTTACTTTCCGTTGTTATCACTCTCCCTTCTTTCATTATTGCCCTCAGTGGGCATTGTAGCTAATGGAATTGTGTTTGTATTGCCTAACAAACTATTAGCACCTGGTATTGGTTCATACCCTAATAATTCGCGTGCTTCGTTTGGTGTCAATATCCCAGCTTTAACTGCTGCTATAGCACGATTCCATACTTCAGAACGGTTTTCCTGAAGCGCTTCAATTTCATCTTGGTCATATTTTATTATAATGTTATTACCAAATTTTGTTGCTAACCAATTATTTAATTCAGCTTGTAGCCAGTCCATTAGCGGTAGCACGGTTTCTTCATAAAATGCCCGTCTACTTTCCTGCCAGTTTGAATAGGTTTTGTTTTCGCTATCCCCTATAAGTTCAGGCGGCACACCAAATGCAATTGCTATTTCGCGCGCCGTAAGCTTTAGCCCGTCAGCCCAGTGTATTTCTTCAGGCGTTAACCCTATTTCTTGCCATTCAAGCCCCCCTTCAAGTATTAAAGGCCGCCCCGCGTTTTTATATCCGCTGTACTGTTCATTAATAATTTGTTTTAATCGTTGAAATTCTTCTTCGGTTAAATGGTCACTTGTTTTTAATGCGCCCGCCGGTCGGCCCGCATTCTGAAGCAATGACATATTCCAGCTACGGAATTCGTTGTTTTCATCGATAGAATATGCTGCGGCTTCAATCGGAGATAAACCGTACCAATCATTTATAGGGTTGAAGAGTTTCAAATGCAATATCTGGTCTGGCGTAAAATGCACCTGTTGTCCATTTACAGTGTAAATATACCCATTTACTAGGTTATTTGCATCACCAGGTATTATTTGCATCCGGTCAGGCCTAAGCACGTATAATTCCTTTGGCCGGCCGCTAGATGGTATAACCGCTTCAATATATGCATTTCCTGAAAGCATAAGATATCCTGCAATATTTTCAAAGAAGCTAGAACCACCCTGATATGGGTTAGGTTTAGCTAATAGTTGTGCTAATGGGTGTTCTGATACTTCCTGTAATTCCCCATTAGGTAATTTTTGATATACTAACCAAGGAATACCAGCCACAGCCATACTTATTGTGCGCACGCAAGCATATACATATACATTTTTTGCGTAGCCCTCCCGTGCGAAGTTGGCATAGTCACGCGGTGTCCAAACAGGTTTGCCCAGTGTTTCCATTACTATGGCTTGTGTTGTGCGAGATTCCTTCTTTTCTGTTCCAAAGAAAAACTCTTTTATACCCATTTCATATTATCCTCATATTTGGCCTACTACTCTTTAAACCCATTATAGCATACCTAAGCGCGTCCACTAGGTGATCATTTTCCTTCACTGGTACCTCCCGTTCAGTGTTCCACATATACCCGTTGAGTTCATCAATTGTATTATAGCACACGCGGAAAATGCGCAGTTGTTTGTTTTTTATCAACCGCGCCACTTCGTTTATGCCCGCCATTACATCATTCACTGCCGGGTGCGCCGGAAGCCCTTTCTGTTTCCACACACTAATCGCGCTGGGTTCTGAAGGGTCGCAAGCGAAGTATTCCATCTTTACATCTTTTACAAGCTTTTCTACTTCCATTGCTGATTCCTCGTATAATTTATGATCGTGAAAATATTCATTGTATACATATATTATACCATCTGTTGGGTTTTGTGCACAGAATACAACTGCTGTAGGATTTGTATAGCCCCAGTCCACTCCTGCGAAGTGCCGCCAGTTCTGAGGAATCGTGAAAGGTTCCACTATATTATCGTTACTAAAATCACTATACACTAGATTTTCTGGCTTTGCGAATTCTCCCATGTAGAACATGCGGAACTGCCATTCTGGCATATCTCGCTTTGCACGTTCAAACTCTGCGCGTGGATAAGCTGGGTTCTCAATGCTAGCGAATTGCACCACACGGTATTCAGGCAAACCCTGTAGCCACTTATCGTACACTTGCAATTTCAGCCAATTATTACTGTATGGCGTTGTGGTTATAAGAATTCTACCCTGCTTAAAACCCACGCGCCGTTGTGCTACTTCCCACACTGCACCGTTCATTTGTCCAGCTTCGTCAAGGCACATACCATCAAGGTGCACGCCCTCTAGGGAAAATGGGTTATCTGCAGAACCAAACCAAATTTTATCACCAGTGGGCAATAGATACACATTTTCCATAGCTTTATACGTTCCATGAACTACAGCATCAAAAAAATTTCTTACTACTGGCAATGCAAAACGCTGTTGCATCTTAAATGTTGGGCTAACCACCATATATTCTGTGGTTTCGCCGCGTTCCCACCCCTTGCTTATTTCACGAAATAGCCAAATGGGTATAAGTGATGTTTTACCGCCACCAGTACCGCATATCATGGCTACAAAGCGTTCTGTAGCCTGTAATACTTCCTGTTGCCCTTTATGTGGCGTAATTGTAACTTTACCATCTTCAATTTTATACAGCATTGTTATATATTTTATACCCTAATACAGGCCGAACCATACATAATTTAGCTATTTTCATTAGTAAATATGAACTGTACCTGAGGTACGGTTATTTCCTGCTTTGCATCTACAGCTACTTTGCGGCCCCAACGGTCCGGGTATTTCCTTTCCAAATGCCACGCTGCAGCCTGCCATTGCTGTTCTGCTGCTGCCTGTATTATTTGCACATCGTGCAGTTCTGCTTCTGCCTGCGCTTGTTCTATCGCTTCCACAAATTCCACGAACAAATTCAATTCAGGATTAGCTGGTATTCCTTCTTCGCGCCGTTCTAACTCTCGCCTACCCTCCTTTAACCATCTATATAGTGTATTTTTTGATATGCCAGCATATGCGGCCGCTGTTTCCATATAATTACCAGCGCGCACACAATCAGCTATTTCCTGTATCTTTTTACGCGTAAGTTTTTCTTTTTTTGGCGTTCGATATCACCTCACATTCTTATTATATATAGCACACGCAGTGATTGGGCAATATAGCTGCATAAACTCCAGCCACAAATTGGGCAAGTAATAAATTGGGCAAGTAATGCACCCAGATTCATGCACGGTTTTTGTGCCACACTCTTCATATTTTTCCTGTATTGTTTGTTCTTGTTTCATATTTCACACCTCCACAATATATATTATACCACAAATACAAACTTTTTATTATTCAGATTGTACCTCCACGTTATAATTTAACCACACACACTCTGTGCGAGGCTGTTTGTTTTTAATTGCGCCATCACCAAGTAAATTGGTCTTTCGTGTCCTTGCAACGGTGGAACACGTCCTCTCAAAAGTTAATTTCACCCATCCGTGCTCCTCTAGTCTTTTGTATATGTCATTATCGTAGCCAGATAGCATCGCTTTCCCTTTTATGTGTAACAAGATATCGACTAAATCTTGGTGGTCTTCTGCTGTCATTTCATGTTTGTATTGTCCAGCCCTTCTAGTTTGTGGCACATAAGGAGGGTCTACGTAAAAAAATGTTTCTTCGGTGTCATACGTTGCGAATATGTTCCTAAAATCTTGGTGTTCAATCTCTACGCGAAGCAACCTCTCACATATGTCTGGCAGCATGTCTATGGTGCTTAGCCATTTGCTTGTTTCCTTCGACATTCCTCTGCTTGAGGCAGTAACAGCAAATCCCCAACCATTGCCAAATACTCCTCCGAAGTTTTGTCTTGCTAAAACAAACCACTTAACGGCACGCATGACCTCGTCTTCTTCGTTCTCCCATGTCTCCTTGCAGTAATAAAATTCTTCACGAGAATACGGAGTTAGTCTTACTTGCTTGTAAAATCTAGCAAATTTCTCTTCATCTCGTAGCACTCTAAAAAAATTAACTAATCCACTATCTAAGTCATTATATACCTCTACTGAAGATGGTTCTTTTGCTATAAGTAAATTAGCTCCACCTCCAAAAGGCTCAACATAAATTTTATGGCTTGGTATTAAAGGAAGCAGTTTATTTATCATATGACCTTTACCTCCGAACCATCTAATTGGCGACCTTAATTTTTTAGCCATCTATTTACCACCTATTCATAAGGCACTTTTAAGAATTGCACCATAATTTTGTTTTGTGATAACACCTCATCTGCTATACTTCGTTCACGGACTGGCTTAATATCTATCGTCATTATTCCATCTTTCAACTGCGATGTAAAATATCTACGCCAGCCCCCATCCACATTTGAAGGCAAGTACACAACACTACCAAATTTTTGAGGCTCGCAATCAGGGAAATTCACATTTATAAACGTTTCCTTTTCTATCGCAAATGTTTTCAACTTTTGAGCCACAAATCCTGCCAACTCAACAAAGTACTTATAGTGTCCATTTATCTCTGAAAAAATAATTACAGGATACTTTTTCGAAGCTGCATAGGCCCCTGCTCCAACACTTCCTGAATTGTATAAATCCTTCCATGTAGTATTCGGACCGTGATTTATCCCAACAAGAACCAAATCAATCGCCTCGCCAAGCGCACTAAAATAAAACTCGCCAAAGTCTACACAATTAACAGTGCGGTCTGTTCTCATAGCAAAAATTGGTGTTTTGGTATCCTCGTGCACTTCAACTTCCCAATGCAAAGATAAGTCTCGGCCCGACCCACACCCGCTAACGTTTTCAACTGTAGAACAGGCAATAACGAAATATCCTTCTCGCTCTAACGCATGCTTTAACTCGTAAAACCCTTCCGCTTTATACCCATCATCGTTAGTTAACAATATGTTCATTCCTCGCGCCTCCTTTATACCTAAAGCATACCACCGCGAATAAGCACACATCCAGCACTATCATTGCAAAGACTGCCCACATGTGTCAATAACAGGCTCCCAGTATTTTTGAATTATGCTTTCTACAATATCCGCAATTGAAGCTTTAAGAAACTTCTGCTGGCTTTTTCTTTGTTCTGTGAGTAGTTTTTGTATGGCTTCATTCAAAGCAACGTTGTTTTGTTCGTTAATAAGGTTATTCGCTTCATTATATGCTTTATCCAAAGAAGTTAAAAGCGATTGTATTGCGTAGCGTTTGTTTTCATTCCATCTTTCTACTTCCTTTAAGTAAGCTTTTAACTCATGCTGTTTTATGCTAATGTAACTCTGTATGTAAAATACAGCCTCTTTTAAGATTTTTTCTGCTATTTTGTTAGTCTCTGTTTGCATGTTATCGTCTCCTTTCTACTGTTTCAAGAAACTTCTGGTGTGCTGTTGTAGTTCATTTTTCTAAGCCCTTAGAGGGGTGCTTATATTCAGTTAGCGTTACAGTAGCAACTTTAGCGGGATTAACAGAGAAAACAATTGTCCAGTAAAGATCAAAGATGTGTTCGTTTTGTATACCATAAGTGTAAAGCTTGCCTAAAAAGGGCTCTACTACGTTTTTAGTCTTTTTCTCTAAAAGATTGCACACTTCGTCCATCGCTTTTCCCTCTTTGTGTCTCCCTTTAGCAGTAACAAAGTTAAAAACTGCCTGCTTTAGCTCTGGATCGTTTAAGCTGTCTCTGGTGAATTTTTCTAAACTGTCAGCGAAATCAAGTAAGTCTGTGGCGACTTCATTCTTCATGGTCTTGGGAAACTTGCCTTTACTTAGCATTTTCTCAGCGGCTTTAATACCTTCTTGAATGTAGTAAGCATTCAAAGAGAGAAGGTTTTGGAGAATTTCATTTACAAGTGCTTCTTTGTTTGATACTCCACGCTCCATACTTACACCTCCTTGTTTCTTCTGCTAATTGAATTATAGCACTTATTGTAGGGGGCATCTAAAAATTACAAGAACACGCGGGGAAAGCCCACTCCTTTAGGGGCGGGATGATAAGCGTTATTCTTTTCATTCTTCACGCAGGTTGTATTAGTTATGTTGCATGTAACTATTATCTATAGTATAATAGCACTATGGATGGCAAGCGTTGGAAACGCTCATCTACGGTGGTGTATAACATTAAGTAGTGTACCAAGACGATTTCATAAAGGGATGGGAAGCATTGTTTGGTAGGCAGATACATGCCTCAGGGATAGGTGGATTGAAGTCAAGGTTGAGGAACAGCCTTGAGACACCTATTGAAGTAGCG